TAAAAGTTGGCAATATTTGTTCAACGATTTGTAAAGCATCATCTTGTGACTTTGCATACGCGTTTAATTGAAAATTAATATTATATGGAACAGGATTAAAAAATTTCTGTCTCTTGGTAATAGAACCATCGGATGCCGTTGTTGTAAAGTTTCCAATCTTAGCTAACTGTCTTGTAGCATCATATGTTATTGCTGTTATCTCAAACGACATTCTTGGTAACTTTATCGCAACCTTTGTATCATTTTGTAAATCAGGATTTTCTCTAATTCTTTCTAAAAATTTATTTTTTGGTGCATAAGAAAGTGGAACTTTAACTTGGCTTATTACTGCACCACTTGAATTTTTACGAATCACGTATAAGTTATTAAACAGTCTACCAAATAATGCAACTGCTTTTTTTGTTTTTTCGTGATAAAAGTGTCCACCAAACATTAGTTGTTACTCACATCTCCAAATGGATTAGTTTCTGAAAAATCTATAAAGTCTGTACCAGTAGAAAAATCTGTATTTTGTTCGTTCTCAGATAGCTGATTATCTTCTACTACCAGTGTAATAACTCCACCTGCATTTGATTTAAGTCCTAGTATTTTCTTTCCTACTGCAAACGTATGATACTTTCCGTCATCTGCACCTGCATGTATAAGATGAAGCTTATCATCTGAATCTGAATATTTAGCAACTTCAGCTCTCATTGTTGTATCACCACTTTGACTTGTAATAGTTTCACCAACTGTAAACGTACTTATTTGTGGATCTGTAAATCTTATACTTGGATTGGTATAACCTGTTCCAGGGTTTGTTATTGTAAGTCCATTAACTTTACCATTGTTGCTATCAACTGTTGCAACCATTGCTGCACCAACACCAGATGAATCTACTATTGTAACAGTAGGAACAAAGAAGTAATTGCTTCCGCTATCAGTTATTGAAACGCTTTGAATTTGACCGCTATTTAGAGTCGCAGAGGCCTGTGCGCTATCTCTTTCATTACTTAAAGTAAGTATGTATTTGTAAGCGTATCTTGACTCAATATCATCAATTGTCTCTACTCCAGTATCTAAATCTTCTCCAGTATATTCAAACAACTGACATCTTAATTTAAATACGGGTAAGTTTTGTAGTTGATAAAAAGGTTGTTCGTGCTCTACGTGTGTTATTTGAAACATAGACTGTGACATTGGTAAATATATCAAGTCACCTTCTTTTGGTCTATCTACAGTAATTTCGTTATCATATCTTGCGACAGTATCACGCCATCTTCTTCTTGATACTATAAAAGTTGCTTCGTCTCTTATTTCTACACCAAATCTTGTAAAAAGGTCTCCTTCTCCATCGAAACCTTCAATGTTTTCGATGTACATTTCAAGTATATAAGATGAATTAAAACTTGATACAGGATCATCACCAAGTATACTATCTTCGTTAACTAAATCTCTTGGTAGATAATAAACATCTTGACCATAAGTCTTTAGTGATTCTATTACTATGTCTTCATAAAGCAGCTGTTCAGAACGTGCTTTTTGGTTAAAGTATAAATTTGTTGCCATGTCATCCTACAAAAAAGTCTGGTGGAAGTTCTTGCTCTATTCTTAAATTTTCTCTTAGTCTTTCAATCTCTCCTGTTGCGTCATCATATATCTGTCTTCCATTTAAAACGACTCCTCCTGGTAATTGCATTCCTTCAAACTTAATCAAGTTAGTACCCCATTGTTGTTTAATTAAAGCTGTTGTATATTCTTTAACAAACATATCATTAAATACAGAAGTGTGTGTGCTAGGGTCTATAACAGAATAAACTTCAGCAACAATAAAGTCACCTTCCTTAATATCACCATCAGCAAAATCGCCAAATATATACAAACGATTCTGCCTTCTTGCAAACTGAACTTGTGGGTGACCATTTAATTTCATGTCTAAGAGAGAAAGATATTGCTGCATTTGTTCGTAATACGCAAGGTCTCCTGCAAAGTTCATTAAGTCTGCTATGTCGTTAAGCATCATTTGATACTTTATATCAAAAAAGTTTCTTGAGTTATTAAATGAACTCGTTAAAGGAAACATCTTTGAAACAAATAATATATTACTCGAAAGTGATATATATTCGTTTGAAACATCAGTTGCAGTTATCTGATGTTTTAAATAAGTTCTAACTGTGGCATCAGAATGAAACTCTTGATAATACTGTAGCGCTTCGTCGACACGATCTTCGACTTGGTCTTCGTCTACATTAACCTCTATTACCGGCTCACCAAGCTTACGCTTTGCATAATCAATAAGAGCTGCACGTGAATTTGGAACTGCCATTTTAAATCCTTTTTATTCTATTTATAAGGACTCGTTCCTAAAACACTCTCGTCCCATGCTGCTTTTAACTTATCGATAGTATCTGCGCTTGTAATTGCACTTGCTGCAGGAGCGTCTCTAAGTTTTTTCTTCTTAGCTACACTTGCTGCTTTTGCAGTTGCATCATCAGCTTCTAAAGCTTTCATATACACAACATCTTCAGCTTCAAGTAATGGAGCTCTTACCTCTCTTATCTTATCTTTAAATATTACTTTTGCTGCAGTTAAGTCTTCAGATATTGCATCTGCGGCTTCATTAAAAACCCATGCGTTTCTAAAATGTCTATCAGAAGGCATGGTTGACGGTTTTGCAGCAGTTTTACCGTCTTTATCTTGAATCATTGTAGTCATCTTTCTCTCCTTATGCTACTTCTTGATTAATCTTCCAAGCGTTACGCCATGTTCTATGACTTGGTAGATTTTGTTTTTTACAAATTACTAATCTTTTACGATTAGCTTTCTCATAGTTTCTCCATACTCTTTGTGGTATGTCTTTCATAATTAAGTATTCAATGGCTTGTTCCTCAGTCATCTTATCAACTGGTTTCGTATTATGTAAGAGATAACCTCGAGTATGTTTCTTAAAATCTGGTTTGGCTTCATCTTCAGCCAAAGCCCAATAAACTTCTACTGGTGGAAGTATCCCGCCTTGTAAAGCACAAGCAAGCCAGTTTGGATCTGGCACTGTAACTTTTGCAGGTGCATCCGGTTCTTCCGGATCTTCCCATACTACTCTGTAATCTGTTTGTACACCGTCTAAATTATCTTTAGCCCAGTGTAATCTATTCCATAAATGTGTTCCCTGAAATTCAGGTGTTTCAATTGTCATGCTAAATCTCCAATGTACATATGTTTTTGATGAGCCCATTCATAAGCAGTGTTGGAATTATATGTAGTTCTTAATCTTGATGATCCTGCTGTTGGCGCTGCTTTATAAGTCAAATCGGCACCTGTTGTGTTACCTGTGTCACCACACATATGACCTGCTGCGTATTCTGAATTTGCAAAATCATTTGTATAAAAATATTCGTGGTCAGATGAGCCATGGTCAGTTATTGAAGCCATGTTAAAACTATCTCCAAATTCATTTGATGCAACTGTTACATCACACCATGCCTTAATTAATCCTTGTTGTAAATTAGTGTTATTCGAACCTTCACCACGAACATTAACAGAACCGGCAGTTGTCTTACCTTGTATTGTATCTATAACTAATGTACTCATGCTAAATCTCCGTGTCCATCTAAGTAATTATGCCATGCATCTACATATGAATTATTGTATGATGTAAAATCATATTTTGTACTAGTGTTTGTTACATTCCAATTACATTTAACTTGTTCAGCGTTTACTGTTGACCAAGTATTGCCAGCATAAGTGTTTGAACTAAAATTAACTGCATAATTTACGTTTGTAAATGCAGAAGTTATATTCATATTAAATCTTCCTGCAGAAGTGTCGTCAACACTACTTGCATTTAAAGAATCATGTATTACAGGAGTAGCCATATTAACGTATGCCCAGTGTTTTGATATTCCTTCTGGTACGGTCGCAGCTCCTCCACCAGCACTTGATACAACCATGGCAGTCGTATCAGAATCAAACTTAATATTTGTAACTTCAATATTTGTTCCTACTATTGTACTCATGCGAGATCTCCGTGTGTAGCGACATTCATATCTGGTAAATCTGATGCAGAATTACCATCATAAAATCCTCTTATATTTACTCCAGATGTAGTTCTTGCTCTTATACCGCACATTCTGTTACCACCATTATCTACCAGCTCTCCTGCTGCACCTGTTGCGCAATAATCATCATTGTTCATATTATTAGTAAATGTAGTATCATATAAACCAGTTCCAGCATCAGACATAGATGTCGTGTTAAAAGAATCTTGAATTGCAGCTGTAC